ATTAAATTTAATAGGGGCACCCAGGATATCCGAATATTGGATGGATATGATAACTTATTAAGTAAAGGATTAAGAGTAACCTGTTCACTCGTAGATAATGGAGTAGATGCAAATGGACGACCTAGAGCAGATGTAACGTTCTATGTAAAACTTAATGATAGTACATATACCTTTGAAATCGGCAATTTATATTATGATGAATGGTATTCATTAATTGTGCCAATATCATCTCAATACGGACAATTACAACTTAATTTATATTCGTTTGGTCAAGATCCAGCAAATATCAAGAATTTTAATAGTTTAGTTAGTGTATATACAGGCTCAGCTAATCCTGGAAACTTTACATTTGTGACTGACCAAAATTGGGCACTACCATCCGCAAATTATTCAATTGCAAATATCCGATTGTTTAATACAATGGTTCAGCCAGAAGATCATGAATTTATAGTAAGTCAATTATTCATACGAGACGAGTCTCTACTTGAACTAATTGATAATGCTCGACCTAGATTAAATGTACCATTTATTGCAATAAACAGTTAACAACACATATGTATAAAGATTTAACAAAAAGCCAGCTATTCGATAATGTAAAATTAGGATTTGAATTTGAATTCTTTTCTCCAATTTTACGTGCGGAATTAGCTGAGAAATTAACAACCATTTTAGGTAAAAAGGTAATTAGCACCAATGAGTATGGTTCAGATATTCCAGTAAGCTATGATACTTTTAAAATTGAACCTGATTTTTCAGGTGGATTTAAAATGAATGAGCTAATTACTGGCGTAATGCCGTATAATGAAGCAATTCACGTATTATATAAAGTCTTAAATTTCATTGATGAAAACGGCTTTACTACTGAAAGAACTGGATTACACATAAACATGTCATTAAATGAATTTGATCTTGGGCTAAATGAGCGTCTGCAAAATCTAAATGTATTTAAGTATATTCTAGGTCTTAACGAAGAGAAAATATTTGAATTATGGCCATCTGCTAAATCAAGAATTCAAAAAATTTATAAAAATTCAGTTAGCAATATTTACCCTAAAACTAAATTCTTGGCTGAGACCTCAATCGACTATGCCCGACCAAACAGTCCACTTGATTTTTTATATCCTCAATCAAAGTATTTTGGTTTAAATTTTGAAAAGTTAAATGAAGGCTATTTAGAAATTAGATATGCTGGTGGAATTGACTATCAATTAAAAAGAGCAAGCGCAACTGAATTAATTAATTATATTGCTGAATCTCTGTACAATACGCTTCAAGTAAATCACTCATATTCAATTGATGAACAAAAGAAAGTTTACGAAGTGATGAAAAAGCAGAGAGAAAATACTTTAGCTATTAAAACTTATGAAAATTTCAAAAAGAATTTTCCAGAAATAGAATTATTCATTGACTTAAGAGATGATCCGCGAATTATTGAATCTAATTATCTAAATCTTCGTGAAAAGCTATTTGACTTAATCACTTTTGGCAAAATCAAAAAGGGCCAAGTAAATTATGATACTCAAAATAAAAGGGTTCAATTAAAAGAGTCTAAATTAGAAGAAGGCTTTGGAATTCATGACATTGATATTATAAATTGCAAAATTGAAGCCGAAATTTCTAACTGTACTCTATATGGGTGCAAAGTTAGATCATCACATATCACTGAATGTAGAATCTTAACCAGCAATGATATTAGATATTGTCATTTAGATGATTGTTTATTTGAGAGAGGGTGTCATAACCGAATTGACTTAAGCTATATTAAGAGTTCGCCTGAAGCAATTATATATGCAGACTTAAATGAGTGTATTGTTAGATCAGGAATTATTGCACTTGATTCAAAAGTTGATAATAAAACCGAAATTCTGTCCGGTAGTGCAAAAGGCAGTAAAAATCAAATAAAATAATGAATGGATCTGAAAGTTAATAAATAACTGAAATCCTTTAACCGAAAATGGCAGTACAACTAAAAATCTCAAGTATTAAATCAATCAATGGTTCAAGTTTAAATACCATCATTGATTTGTCTAATTTCAACTTTAGCACAATTAAATCAGCAATTGATGAATTCTTAACCTCAATTAATTATTCTCAAGTAGATGGTGAGATTGCAGTTGATATTCAAGGAATCTCAACCAATTCAATTATTATCAGAAATGGTTTAACTGTATATGGTACTCAACAACAAAATGGCAGCTATCCTGAAGTAATTAAAATGTATCCAACTGGTGCAATCACTGCAAAGAACGTTGTAGTTGAAGATGTACTTGAAGGAAAACGTCTTAGACTTAAGGTGTATGGAGTACTTCCACCAACTGCTGTTCCTGGTGAAATTGTTTATATTACTGCGCAGAATGGAAGAGTTGAAGGTTTTTATGGATATTTACAGTCGACTGGTTGGTGTTTACTTAGCTGCGGCGGAACTGGCGAAGGTATTTGTACAGCATCGGTTACTAGGTCAGTTACTCCAAATGTAATATCTGGAGATGGAGAATTATTATCACCTGGTCTATTACCAATACCTGCACCAATTGCAACAACCATGTACTTATTATTTGTTAATGGTCATCAAATAACTATTGGAGATGGAGATATTAGCGCCAGTGCCTATTTTAGTAAAGATGGTGGAGTTACTGCAACTATATACGCTCAAGTCGATGTGACTGACGAACTTTATTGGAACACAACCTCTGCTGGTTATGGATTAGATAGCGGAGACTTTGTTACCTTAATGTATTCAACAGTTGATGCAAATTGTGCTGGAGCAAATGGTACTATTTGTATAACTAATATTTTAACTGCAGGTAATACTGAGTCAGTATTTGCTCAAGTTGGAGTTGATGTTATTATGGAGGATCCAGCTTCAGCTAATTGCCCAATTACTGTGTGCACTTTACCAATTCCAACAATTGAGCCAGAGGGAATTGATTTACCATATGGATATTTTTTAACTAATTCAGTTTTGGCTTTTGATATTTCTACTAGCTGCGCAGGTTGTGCACTTATTGGATTTGGATTACCTCAAACAATGACTGAAACTGAATTTGATTCAGTTAGAATTTTTGAAGAAATTAGCGGAGTTTATACAGACGTTACTATTTTAACTGGACCGTATGCTCCAAATTATTCTACTCGTACAATTTATGCAGAGATTTGCGATTTTGGAGCATTTTATTTGATACCAGTAGACTCAGCGATACCAACTACAACTACGACAACTGCTGCGCCTACCACTACTACTGCGGCTCCGACTACTAGTACAACAACCTCGGCTCCGACTACTAGTACAACAACCTCGGCTCCGACTACTAGTACAACAACTGCGGCTCCGACTACAACAACCACTACGGTAGCTGAAACTACTAGTACAACAACGGTTGAGCCTACAACTACCACCACTATTGAGCCTACAACTACAACAACTATTGAGCCTACGACTACAACTACCACAACTAGAGTTGACCCTACTACTACAACAACTGAGGCTCCGACTACTAGTACAACAACTGTTGCTGAAACTACTAGTACAACAACAGTAGGTGAAAGAACTACCACTACTACAACTAGGTCAGGCGAAATAACTACAACTACCACAATTAGTTGTGATGGATTTATTGCAACTATTAATGGACCTGGTCCATTTGATATAATACTAGATGGCTTTGATGGAATTGGATATACAATTACACAAGATGGCTCAGATATTACATCCGGTACTCTACCGGATTCTTTACCTGGAATCGGATTAGCAATTGAAAAGCTTTTAACAATTACGTTAGCGAATGGATGCGTATTTACCTATGCATTTGACGAAGGTTTAGGGACTTGGGAGTTATTTACTGGATCAACTACTACAACGACAACTGAGGCTGCAACTACTAGTACCACAACTGCCGCTCCTGAGCCAGCTACAACCACAACAACGGTAGCTCCTACTACAACAACAACAACTGAGGCTTCAACTACGAGTACCACAACTAAGGCTGAACCTACTACAACTACAACAACACTGACGGAAATATTTAGAAGTATAAATTGCGAAACTTCAACTGTTATAAATATTGACTTTACTACAATATTAGCAATAACTCCAGAAATTGGACAAGTTTATTACTTAACATTTGACGACAGTAGCGAGGGTTGTTATACAATATTGTCAAGTGCTACTGGAACTGCTAATCGTATTGCAAATACAGCAAGCGATCCTATTGCTGACTGTATGAGCTGTCTACCAACTACAACTACAACAACAATAGCCCCTACTACAACTACCACAACTGAACCAATATCCGAACCTACGACTACTACAACACTAGAGCCTGGGCTTACCACTACTACAACCGCTGAACCTAGGCCTACAACTAGTACAACAACGGTTGAACCTACAACTAGTACAACAACGGTTGAACCTACAACTAGTACAACAACGGTTGAACCTACAACTAGTACAACAACGGTTGAGCCTACTACAACTACCACAACAACGGTTGAGCCTACTACAACTACCACAACTGAACCAATATCCGAACCTACGACTACTACAACAACGGTTGAACCTACAACTACTACAACAACTAGAGTTGACCCTACTACAACTACCACAACTGAACCAATATCCGAACCTACGACTACTACAACAACGGTTGAGCCTACTACAACTACCACAACTGAACCAATATCCGAACCTACGACTACTACAACAACGGTTGAGCCTACAACTAGTACAACAACTAGAGTTGACCCTACTACAACTACAACAACGGTTGAGCCTACAACTAGTACAACAACGGTTGAGCCTACAACTAGTACAACAACAATAGCCCCTACTACAACTAGTACAACAACGGTTGAACCTACAACTAGTACAACAACAATAGCCCCTACTACAACTAGTACAACAACCGTTGAGCCTGAATTTGAAACTACTACAACCACAACAGCTGAGCCTACAACTACCACTACAACGGTATTTGATGGAGAAGTTACAACTACGACTACCGCAAATCCTTGCAACTGTGTATCCGTTGAAAATACAATGGATGGACCAAACGACTTTGACTATACAGACTGTGACGGTAATTTACAAATGACTCAAATTGCAGCATTTACTACAGTTAGTTTATGTGTACTTAGCTATCCGGATAATGCAATATTTAATGTTACCCCAAGCGGAAGTTGTGCATTTAATGGAGAAATTTGGAGTTGCGTAATTGGTGAAACTACTACAACTACAACAAGGCGACCATAACTTACCTAAACTCTATTAAGGTAGTTAGTATAATTTATTATGTTAACAAAGAAGACTATTTTTATATCAGCACAGCCTGACCATCAATACTTCCATTGGCAAGTTGAGGTGGTAATCCACAATTTTATGAAAAATGGAATTAATCCAAATTGGATAGAAATTCTATTTGCCTATAATGACGAGCCTAGCCAAGAAGGTCTTGCCCTAGCTAGAAAATATCCAATGGTTAGATTCTTTTTCTATAAAAAAAGAATAACTCAAAACTTTGGATACATTCCAATTCTTAGGCCTGATATTCTTGAACAGCATTGGATAAAATATCCAGAATTACGTGGTGAAACCGTTTTTTATCATGATTCAGATATTATCTTTAGAGAACTTCCAGATTTCGACTCAATGCATGACAATTTATATTGGTATGTAAGTGATACCGTTTCTTATATTGGCGCAAATTATATTAAAAGTAAATCAGAAGACCTATTCATTGACCTTTGTAGTTTAACAAAAATTTCTCCTGAAATAGTAGAAAAAAATCAAGAAGGGTCAGGCGGTGCTCAATATTTAATGAAAGGCGTTACTTCTGACTTTTGGAAAGAGGTAATTTCAGATTCATTAACTATGTATAAGTATATGGCAGATAGAGAAAGTCAAGAACGCAATACATTAACACCAGAAGAGTTAAAAATCTATAATCCTGTACAAAAATGGTGTGCGGATATGTGGGCAGTTCTTTGGGGTGGCTGGAAAATTGGTGCACAAACAATAATTACACCTGACTTAAATTTTAGTTGGGGAACTTCCTCAATTGAGGATTATGACCGTTGTACAATTATGCATAACGCTGGAGTAACAGATGATAGAAAACCTGATCTTTTTTATAAAGCAGATTATCGAGAATCAAGCCCGTTTAATGCGGATCTTTCAAATATTAAACCTAATACAGCTTCTGCTAAGTACGTAGATGCAATAATTTACGCAAAAGAAAATAGATAAACCGGATCTGCCTTATCGCATACAGTATACTGATAAATAACTGTAGGTAGAAAAATGCAAGTCCAGTATAATGTCTAATAAACTCAAAATAAAACAGGTTGATCTTAGCAACCTAAGTCAAGATAATTCATTAAATAAGTTTTTGGTAGTTGATGCTGCTGGTAACGCTTATTATAGTGATTCTCCTGGTGCCGGTTCTGGTGGTTCTGGCTCAAATGGTACGTCGGGTACTTCAGGTACAAGTGGCCAAGACGGTTCAACTGGTACATCAGGCTCAGATGGAACTTCTGGTACTTCAGGTACAAGTGGCCAAGATGGTTCAACTGGTACTTCTGGTTCAGATGGAACTTCTGGTACTTCAGGTACAAGCGGTCAAGATGGTTCAACTGGTACTTCTGGTTCAGATGGAACTTCTGGTACTTCAGGTACAAGCGGTCAAGATGGTTCAACTGGTACTTCTGGTTCAGATGGAACTTCTGGTACTTCCGGTTCTTCTGGAACAAGTCCAT